AGAAATGGAGGAACTCAATTTGAGGGATATAATCTAAGTACAGTTAATACTACTACATTTAACACTACTATAAGTAATACATTGGTAATCACTGCACAATGGGATGATGATAGTGTAAACAATACAATATTATCAAGAAACTTAACACAAACAAAAGTGGACGAATAAATACAAAAAAATAAAATGGGTATAGGACGTAAACAAATTGGATGGAGTAATGAGAGTAACTTATTGTGGCAAATCTCAAATCAGCTTGATCAGTTGATTAAAGTGACAGCTAGTTTAACCACTACCACTACGACAACAACAGCAGCTCCGTAAACAAAGAAATCAATAATAACTACATATGAAAGATGGGAATCAAATATTTTCATAGAGATGAAGAGATGTGTTCGATGATTCATTATATTTGGAAAATCAAACATTTGTCTATATGGAAAACGAAATTTGGAAACCTGTAAAAAATTACGAATCTTATTATGAAGTGAGTAATTTTGGTAATGTCATAAGTGTCGAGAGATACATTGAACATCCCACTCATAATTATCTCAAGAAACAAAAACTTCTAACTCAATTTGATGACGGTAGAGGTTATAAACATGTCAAGCTTTATGATGGAAAAGGAAATCCTAGAAATTTTACAATCCACAAATTAGTAGCGTTGTCATTTCTTGATAATCCAAAAAATTATAACGAAATCAATCATATTGACCATGATAAAAAAAATAACAGAGTCAATAATCTTGAGTGGATCACTAGATCGGAAAACATAAAGCATTCTTATCAGAGCAGAGATCCAAAAACTTACAAAGGTAGTGGAAACAAAATGTCGAAACTTACAGAAGAGCAAGTGATTCAAATGAGAAAAGATCGAGAAGTCAGTAATCTCACTTACAAACAGTTGGCTGAAAAATATTTTGTAGGTATTACATTAGTAGGATATATCATAAACAATAAAGTCTGGAGACATGTCTAAACCAATATTAATCACTTGTCAACCTGATGATCAATATTTTATTTGGCAAAATCATCTTTATGTAGAATCTTGTTTGGAACAAGGATTTGAAGAAGAACAGATTCACATATTGCTGTACAAGCCAAAAGGAAGAGAATATAATACCAATTGGGAAAAACTAAAGACTTGTCATCCAAAACTTAACATATTTATTTATGAAGATGATGGCGTACAGGCATTTCTACCAATCTATATTCCAATATTAAGACCTCATTTGTTGTGGCAACATTTCAAAAGGTTTCCTGAATTGGAACAGAAGACTATCATCTACACAGATTGTGATATTCTATGGCTGAAAGGATTGGATATTGAGAAGTTGTATGATGATGATGTGTGTTACATAAGTGACGCAAAGTCATATATGAATAATACTTATTTCGAATCAAAGAAAAGAGATCTTCTTGAGGAGAAAAAAGAAGAGTCTTTATCTAGAGATTTTTTAAAAGAAATATGTGACATTGTTGGGATTGACAAACAGATAGTAATTAATAACAATGACAACACAGGAGGTGTGCAATACATTCTAAAAGGTGTCGATGCTGCTTTCTGGAAAAAGGTTGAATTAGATGTAATTAACATACGAACTCACTTACTTGGAGTGAATAAAATGTTTTACAAAGATGAAAATTCTGGAATACAATCGTGGTGCGCTGACCTTTGGGCAGTTTTATTCAACTTGTGGTTTAAAGAAAAAGAAGTGAAGGTGGTTGAAGAGCTCAATTTTACATGGGCTACAGACAGCATCGATAGGCTTGAGAAAACATTCATCTTTCACAATGCAGGGATTGTATCTCCTCATAACGGAAAATACAATTGCTTCTACAAAGGAAAGTATCATGGTGGTCTTGATCCTACAACCGATCCTCATCTAGATAACGTATTGAACGACGAAGAGTCGAAAAAATATTGCACGTGGTTCTATGCAAACAAACTCAAAGAACTGAAAATAAAATATCAATTGAACTATTAACCGTAAAACAATTATGGAAGGCAACAACAAAAAAGATTTGAAAGCCTATGTACGCTATGATGGTAGTGGACGTGTAGTAGCAGGTAGCCTTGTGTTACGAAGAAGCATACCAAAGGTGGGTAAATGGAAAGAGATTCAAGCATACGAATGTTGTAATCCAACTACTACTACTAGTACAACCACTGTTACACCAACTACGACAACTACTACATCAACAACTGCGCTTATTTACAGAAGTATTTTGTTAAGTGACGGTCCGTTGGAATCACCAGGGGAAGCATGTGCAACCACAACTGGGGTTACTAAGTATATTGATATAAGTTCTGTAATTGCAGAAGGGTTAATTATTTATAACGATCCAGAATTGACTATACCAATAGATGGATTAGGTATTTACGGTGCTAGTTATGTAATGTTATACGATAACAATAACGCATTAAGATATGAATTTTCATTTACATATCTTGGTGGACTTAGTGTAATAGATATTGTTAATAGTTGTACTTAAATCATTTATGAAATCATTATTTCCAGACGAAATGATGTCATCAAAAAGCAATGGAGGAGGGCTCACGCTCGAATCCATTGCTTCCAAGTTGACAATGTTTCAAGAGCAATTGCACTTAGCGCATTGGCAAACCACAAGCTATGCAGAGCATCAAGCTGTAGGTGGTTTATACGATTATGTAGAAGATTTTAAAGATGGATTGATAGAAAAGCTAATGGGCTATACAGGTAAAAGACCAACTTCCATTTCTTTACAATCTATTACTACCATGTCACCTCAGGCAATTGTTTCTGAGATGTTGATGTTTGCTTCTTCATTGAAGTCTTATGCAGAATCTAATGGATATCATGACATTGCTAACCTCGCTGATGAGTTCTCTGGCGAAGCAGCTAAAACCAAGTACCTATTGACACTTTCTTAATGATAATAATCAAAAAGTTCTTTCCAGAAATCATGGAAGATAATGACATGGTTTATTTTGCAAGGTTAGAAGGACTGATTGAATCCATTGATGAATTATTAAGCTTACAGATTACAAGAAACATAAACTCTTATCATTTCAGGCTGGCTCCCAGCCATCCTAAATATATAGAAGTATTGTTCAGAGAGTTATTAAACTTTCACAATATGTATAATATTAGATTAAATATTTCCAAGAGTATTAAAACCACTGGGACAATATCATTTGAGATTACATTATAAACTAACTACATATGTCTTACGATCCAAGTAAACCTTATGTCTGGGCACCAGACGAACAATTTGTATTAACAGGTCAAGAGTTTGCAACTGTGCTCAACGCCATTCGCTCTACACTCAATCTTCCTCAGGCTCCAGCAATTATTCTTGCTAACAAAGCCAACGTAGCTATTGATGCTATCATGGCTAAAAGTCTAGAAGTAGGAAAGATCAAATCTATGGGTAGTGAAACTACAATGATGAAACTTGACAATGAAAAAGAAACAGATGCTTAAAAGAGCTAATGGCTCTGTCTCACAACGTGGGTTATGGGACAACATTCGAGCAAAGAAAGGCAGTGGAAAGAAACCCACTGCTGCTATGCTCAAGCAAGAGAAGAAGATTAAAGCTAAAAAGAAATAATCATGCAAAACATTATGAATTTTGATATGGGAGATTACATTCTTATAATAGGTAAGGATGCAACTGACGTATTCAAATTTTACAATGTAAAAGAAATGCACGGATTAAATCTTAAAGATGCTAAAGATGAAGAGGTTGATAAGACAAAAGGTAACGGAGTGTATATCTACGGACTTACAAACTACGACCCAGCAGATAAAAAACTAATAGCCAAAGATCCATACAAACCTTTTGTTTTTTTAAACATGGGTACGTTCAAAAGATATAGCGCAGATGAACAGAAAACAGCAATTATGCACGAAACTGTTCATTTAGCTTTTCTTCTTTACAAATGGGATGCTGAAAAAAAATCAGAGGAGATAGTAACTCTTGCTGAAGATGAGGCTAATGCAATTATCAGTAAGTTAAAATCGTTGAAACTTATAAAGAAATAGTCATGGCAGACAAGAAATGGATTCAAAAAGCAACGAAGACAATGAGGAAAGACAAACCTTGTACAGGTGCAAAGTTTGGGTCCAAATCTTGCCCTCCAGGAAGTAAACGTTACAGTTTAGCTAAAACATTTAAAGCTATGGGTAAGACTAGAAAAGGTAAATGATATGAATAAACTTCTAGGAAAGATTTGTGAACATTGTAATAAATCATACCTAGGTGATAAAAATAGAAAATACTGTGGATATGATTGTGCAAAGTCAGCAAGGAAAAAAAGAGTTCTATTAGATTGTCAAGTTTGTAAAAAAGAATTTGAAGTACAAGATTGGAATAAAGATGCTAAATTTTGTAGTTATCAGTGTAAAAATGAAAGTCAAAAGTCAGAAGTTTTAGAAGTATGTTGTGATAAGTGTAAGAAAAACTTTCAAAGAAAAGAACACAAAATAGGAAAACGAAACTTCTGTTCTAAAACTTGTGCAAATGAATTCAATAAAGGAGTTAATCATTACGAATGGAAAAATCATTTACATGAGAAAAATATTAAACTTGCATTAAAACAATGGGGAATAAAAATTAAGGAAAGAGATAATTATACTTGTCAATTATGTGGAGAAAATGATAAAAATGTTTTAGAAGCTCATCATTTAAAACAAAAACATTATTTTCCTGAATTACAATTTAATTTCAATAACGGTATTACTCTTTGTTTGAAATGCCATGCTTTACAACATATAAATGATCCTAAATCATTAAGATTAATAACTTGTAAAATTAATAAGTATTATGGCAAAGAAAGGAGTATCTCTATCGATAGGTAGAGGTGAGAAATCAAAAAGTGGTGGACTTACTTCTAAAGGTATTGCAAAATACAATAGAGCTACAGGCAGTCGTCTGAAGATGGCAGTGACTACTAAGCCATCTAAACTTAATC